TTGTCCCAGCAATACGAAACTCTTTCGCGCTCGCAATGTTCAGGTGTTCGCTGAACGTCCACGCATCGGTCGAATTGACCCAATTAATGGTTTTATCTGTGGCACCTTTTAGAGTTATGCCACCACCATCAGCCGTTGTATCTGTAGGAGTTGAAACCTTTCCAATCTCAATATTTTTATCTTCAACAACCAACGTTGTTGTATCAATCGTTGTTGTTGTGCCGTTGACAGTTAGATTGTTTGTAACCGTCAGGTTGTTGGCGATCGTGATGTCATTTGCAAGCTTGTCGCCAGTTACAGCATCATTCGCTAAATCCGCAGTAGCCAGCGGATACGCGCCAATTTGACTCCAAGTCGTATAACCCAGCGCAGACCAAACGGCAGAGCCCGTGCCTATTTTCCATTTTCCAGTATCTGTTTCATATCCCAGCTCGCCACTTAAAAGCGTTGGGTTCGCGGCAGTCCAACCAGAAGCGGTATCCCGCCGCTGCTGCATTTGTACCCGAACGTTTGTTGCTGTCATGATTAGGCACCGCCTGCATCAAGTATAAGGCTGGCGGCTACTGCAGGATCAGCATCGTCGGCATCTAAAATGAATGGCGCAGTACCTGAAAAAACGTAGCTTTCGAAAGAAGCCAAGCTGCCCAGCGCAGCAGGCTCACCAACTAAAATAAATTTAATTAGGACTCCTTCAATCGCACGTATAGAAATAGTGACGTTGTATCGCTGGAAGCCGATATGCTCTTCAGTTGGGGTTGTCGTATATCGATAAACACTAGAAGAATTAATTGCATTGACGCTGCCAACTACCGCAGTTGGGACAGAAAACTCTCCCGCCGTACCACTGTTGTCTGAATAGTGGGTACGCAGTAACTCAATCGAGGCTTGGTCCAGCGCCTGGTATTTAAGGCTGAAAGTTTGACCATTTACATAGTCTGTGTGCCTAAAACGTATCGGGCCTATGCCAAAAGCGGAATATTCACTAATTTGCGGCGTACCATAGTTAAAGCCGATTGAGTTTGGTATGAGAGTTGGGAAAGTGCTCATTTTAAATGTTGTACGGTGCCACTAGCAGCAACTCTACTGACACTCTGACAACACCTGGGTCATAAACAACCGTTGGAGATTTTGCATAAATCCATTGATACCCTGTCGGGAAAGTCAAACCGGAATCCTGCAAAACAGAAGTAGGCAAATCAAATGGCTGGAACCGATTTTGAATTGCATAGTGCGAAAAAATCTGATTTTGTTGAACTGTTGATCCACTAGTGAATGTAAATCTTAATTTGTAATCAATAGCGGCATTTGTTCGACGAACGGTAACTTCCTCCCCTGAAAGCGTCTTAGAACGACGCACAGCAAACGATCCAGGCGTATAGCTTCTGCTTTGCGGTGATAGCGAAGGAAAATCAGCCATGGTTAATTAGTACTTTCGACATACGGATCACCATTGTCATCGGTCCCTAACCATTCAGCCATCACGGTTTTAGTTGTAGTCGTATCATTGCTGAATTGCCATTTGCCTGAAATGCTAGCCGTCCTAAGTGGTGTGTTTACGTCGTGCCCAGGGGTCAAATAAGCGTAAAAGAGCGGAGCGTTAAAACCATCTCTTGGGACTGGATTAGGACGGGCGTTTCGACCATAACCAACACCTCCGACATCACCTAAATAAACTCCTGAGCCCCCACTGCCTGCGAATTGGCGAGCACTAGCGCTTAAATGGGCACGCCAAGGAACGGAAAATACGCCAGAAAGACCTACGTGTTGCCCTGTGGTCCAATCCGTATAATTCACCATAGGAGTCCATTCGAGGAAGTTGCCATTAGCGGTATAAGGATTTGAATAATATGGTTCTAGCTCTAGAAAACTATAGATTACACCTCCAACACCGGTAAATGCCGTTCCAATAGTTAAATAGGGATTCACAGTGGTGCCATCATAGGGTAACCATACTGTGGTCACAGTATCTGTGTAAGGGCCAGTGCCGTCATCTGCGTATCCAGTTCTCGCTGCAATAAGACGTACAAAAGCATATTGATTTGTATCAGGAATTACAACCGCAGTTTCTCCAAGTGGAATTGGAGTGCCAAAACCAGTATCAGTTGAAGGGTCTGGGCATTCGCCCTCCACTACAATCGCATAGTTGATATCTGCAGTTGTAATAAAAGAACTAAACTTGCCAGCTATAGGTTGTGTCTTGCATTCACGTAACGTTTTGACGCCTGTCGCTTTGTCTAATCTGTAATAACAAACGCGCCCATTAGGACAAGCCAAGGCAGTCGCTGAAATTTCCACCGCATTTCCAGGGGTAGCAGAGCTACCTCCATACCCTGCGTTAGAGCCTGTAATTGCTGCTGTTTCTGCTATAGGCTGGTCGATTGGATCTGCTGGGTTAGAGATAGTGTTTGGGGACGGTGAGTCTTGATCATTTGCGCCTGGAGTGGGAATATTGCTTTCTGTGTCAACAGTTGATGGAGGATTGCCTTGCGTCGATGTAGTCGTGCCAACGGCTGCTGTGCTTGTTGAGCTGTTGGTGTCGCAGTCATGCGAACTCCGTCCCACGTTAATAACGTTGCCTGCTCCGACAGCATCGTTAACAGCTTTAGCGACAATACTTCGGCCTTGGCTATCTATTGGGAAATGTGTTAAGTCGTAATTAATTAAGCTACCAAAAGTTTTATCAATCCGAGCAATTTCGTACACTTTATCGTGATGCTGGATTTCGCCTTCTGAAGTTTCTCGTTGCAAACGTACGCGAACAATATCCCCTACCTCAAGCGTACTGTTGTAGTTTCTTTCACGAACTTTTAAACGCAGATGATGCGTAACGTGTTTGCGCGTAGCAAGCTTATATGTTGCAGCTTTAATGGCGTGATTTTCTGTTACGCAGTAACCGCTTAAGTCCATTGATACAAATGGACCAGATACTGCTTCACCCTGATACCGAACATTGACTGTGCGCACCAAACCAAAATCAGCTTCGGGCTGTTGCCGCCATTGCGCTACAACGCAAACAGGCTCTCTATCCTCCAAGCTGACAAAATCAATTTCGAAGCCATTGCCAAGAACATGGTCTTCCGTGAAAGTAAATTCTGGCGTAATCGTTGTTGTTTTGATCGTATAGTTTGTGTTATACGGTAAACGTGGTCTTAGCCCAAACTTGCCATTAGTATTTGTCAAACGAAGCAGAAAATTGTATGAGGTTTTTTGCAGCCAATCAGATAAGTTTTCGCTTTTAATCAAAACACCATTGAACAGAAAGTCATTAGCATTTGTAAAATTGGCCGCAATACTAAGCGATGAATCGTCGATTAAATCGCTCGGCAACCTTCCGCTTTGCAGCATCAAATACTTTGCAAGATCAACAAAATTATCCGACGATCCCAGCGTATCATCAACCAATCTTGTTACCTTAAGACCCCCGCGAACAAATACACTAATTGTTTTGTTCCAGTCCGAACTACCAGACAAAGTTAATTCAAAGCTTATTGTTGTTAACCCGCTATAACTGCCAGACGTACCACAGAACGTGGGCATATTGTGTTCTATGTAGGGTCTGGTGTAGTTAAATGTATCCCCCGCTGCGTTATACACAATCTTGGCAAAAAGACTGTTGCTCAACCTGTACCAAGCTTCTGTCGCTAGGTTGCTTGGCAGCACATAAAAGCCTGACGCTGATTTTGGTATAACCGCAGTAATGTAATCATCTATAGTGTTGCCAGGAGCCCAGCTGCCCGCACGAGCATTGTGGGCTTGATTAATTGTTCCACGACGACAACCACCATAAAATATGTCTCTGACTTGAGCCAAACCGATCTCACCATCACTGACAACAAAAAGCACCTTTATTGAAATTTCTTCATCCACTGCGATGTCAAACCAAGTGCCACTGGTTTCTGCTTTTTTAACTACTTGATTGTTAGTAAAGCTGCCTTCTGTTGCTTTCGGGATAACCATTGCCCCGCCTGTTTCCACTGAATCGACCGTTTTTCGACGGCAAAATACAATAGGGATTGGTTCACCTGTCTTTAGAGGCAGTATTGGAACCCCAACGTCTGGATTGGCTTCTGCCGCTTGCGCTTGCAGTTCAGCTATTGACAGCCCCGATTGGGCCGACAAAAGAAATAGTGGATCAGTAAATTCAAGAGTCATAACTGGATAGGAACCCCGACCAATGAGTTAGTCGCAGTGCGTGGGGGGATTT